AATACCATGAGCCAATACTCGCTCAATCAAAACCAGTTCACACAAGCTCCGGTTATCGGTCAGGTTGCTTTCCAGCCGAACGTCGATACCGAAACTTGTCAAATCAACCCAAACACAACTGCTTCATACATCCAAGCAGGCTGTGCAGTAAAGTTGATTGCTAATGCAGGTCCAGAAATCGTCGTTGACGTTACTTCTGGTCCTTCCGATGGCCCAGTTTATGGTGTCATTTCATACAACGTACGTCAGAATACATACAAAGCTTCTGATCGTGTCGAAGTTGCTTCAACTTCTAACATCATTTATCTGAAATCTTCTGCTGCGATCAATCGTGGTAATCGTGTTTCAGTTACTAACCCAACTACATCAACTAACGACGCTACGGTTGCTTCAGATTCAACTGCTGGTGATTACACGATTGGTTATGCTCTTACTCAAGTAAGCGGTGCTAACCAGTTAATCAAAGTTAAGATTGATGTGGGTTCAAATAGCTCAACTGGTCTAGTAACTATCGCTCCCTAATCTTAACTCTTAACTAAGGAAAAATTACCATGAACAGTGTTTTCTATCGCGGCACAGGCCGTACTCTACAGGATCCTTCAGAACTAAAAGCTGGAGAGATCGTTCGCAACAACGAAGTCTGTGAACCACAGTTTCTCAGTTCTCGTAAAACCAGTGGTCTTTCCATCTTTGTTGATGGTGATCATAATTCTGGCGCATTAGACTCACGTCTAAACGCAGTTGGTGATACGGCTGATACAGCAACTGGTTACCAGATCGTAATCGACACTTTAACATACATCAAGAAGCAGCTAACAGAACAAAAGTTCTACACAGTTGCTCCTGCTGATTATATTCCAGTCGTCGTTGGTGATGGTGCTTTCAGCGCAGACATCTTAACAAACCGTACATACGAATTAGCTGATGATTTCTCATCTGGTAACTTACGTACAGGTTCTTCTGATGCTCGTTTAGCTTCTGCTGACGTTGCAGTTGATGGCGTAAGTGCTTATGTCCAAAACTGGGCTAAGGGCATCCAATATTCCATCTTCGATGTTGAACAAGCACTACGTGCTAACAACTGGGATATTATTGAACGCAAACATCGCGCTCGTAAAAAGAACTGGGACTTAGGTATCCAAAAGATCGCTTTCTTAGGTGATGCTACAGATACACGTATTCCTGGTTTACTCACGAACACAAGCATCAATACAAACACCAGTTTAATTACTGCTCCAATTAGTAGCTTAAACGCTGCTGGTTTACAGACGTTTGTAACGACATTAATCCAAACTTACTTCGCTAACACGAACAGCACAGCAATGCCAAATCGTTTGGTCATTCCTTATGCTGATTGGACAGGTCTTCCTGCTTTAACTCCTGGTACAGTTGGTACATATCCAGTTCCAATAATCCAGTACTTAGAGGAAGCATTTACTCGTGCAGTAGCTCCTATGGAAAAAGAGTTCAAGATTATGCCACTCGCTTATTGCGATGCTGCTAATAATCCAGCAGGACTCCACTACTATATGCTATATCGTGATGATGCAGAATCAGTACGTATGGATATTCCAGTACCATATACAACCACACAACCAAACTCGCTGAACAACTTCTCGTTTGCTGACGTAGGTTATGGTCAGTACACAGGTACTAATGTTTATCGTAACCTCGAAGTTCTACGCTTCCAATACTAATTGGAAGCTAGGATTAAACCTAAACAAACAATACTATGATAACTGAAGCCAATGCGACTCCCACCGTCGCTTCCGTGCCGGACGAAGGTCTCGTGCGCATTTACAACAAGAACAAATCTTCATTTGGTTCTTACACCCACGGTTCATATACCATAAAGGGCACCGACTTTGCGTCGGTCCCTAAATGGTTAGCGGACAAGTGGATTAAAATGTTTCCTCAACACATTGCTTTAGCATCAGACGTTGGTTCAGACGCTGCTGCTAATAATGCTAAGGCAGAGGAACAAAAAGCAAAAGTAGAAGAGCTTTCAAAGGAAAATCAAGAGCTTGCTGATAGAGTTAAAAACCTAGAAGCAATGCTTAAGAATATGCCGAAAGCTATTTCAAAAAATAAGGCTGCTTAATTGTGCCATTCACGATTCCAACTGTTAGTGATTTTAAATCGCAATTCTCCCGCGACTTTCCTTATGCAGTTCCTGCGTATGGAGCTTCTGGCATTGCTTCAATTAACATCTCTGGAGTCGTAACGTCAATTTCTCTTGGAGCAGGTGGGTTCGGTTACGCCACCGTACCTACAGTCATTGTGGGAGCTGCTCCAGGAGATCTTGGCACAGGCGCAACTGCTACTGCAAGTATTGCAGGCGGTCAGGTAACTGGATTTACCGTTACAAATGGTGGATCTAATTATGGACAACCTCCAATTATCACTATTACTGGTGGTGCTGGAGATCCATCTGATTTAAGCAAAGTAACAGACAATGATATTAGCGGAGCAATTTTTGATGCTCAGTTTAATATTAACCAAGCTCTATTTCCGACACAGCAGTTCTTTAGTCGGGCTTTCCTATATCTAGCAGCGCACCAGCTAGTGGAAAAGCTCTTGGCTGCTCAGGAGGGCATGGGCAGTCAATATAGTTGGCTGACTGTCTCCAAAAGCATCGACTCCGTAACTGAAGGATTTCAGATCCCAGAACGGATAGCTCAGGACCCAATGCTCTCACATTTTAGTAAAACTAGATACGGTGCAATGTATCTACAGATAATCAGTCCTCAACTAATCGCCAACGTATTCGTAGCCTTTAGAGAGACGTTGCCGTAGTAAAACCCATGCAAACTACGGTTCAATTTGATATTGAAAAACTTGAACACTTAAAGCGTGATTTGGCTCGTTCAGTTAAATCATATGTTAAGGTTGGGGTAGCCACAGGTTTAAATTCTCGTAATAGAGTATATCCACCTGACTGCGAAACTGTGTTAAAAACCAACACAGAAATAGCATTTGACCATGAATTTGGTAATCCTGCAGCTAAGGGTCCTTGTGGTCATTTTTTAGATATACCAGAAAGATCTATACTGCGTATGCCAATGAAAATGGCTATGGGTGCAGAATTAGCTAAAGTTAAAAAATCTACATACGAAAAAGATATAGTATTAGGTGGTCTTGAAGGTTTATTGGAAGAAGTAGGAGAAACCGCCGTATCTTTAGTAGATAAAAATTTTCAAAAACAAGGTTATCCAGTAGGATGGAAACCCATAAGTCCAATTACATTAGCCCATCGCCGTAAACATAAACGTATGGGTAGAAAATTATTAGACGATAGCGGTCAATTACGTTCATCTTTTGATTATGAGGTGGTCACATGATTAGACCAACTCCAGCATTTCCAACAGGTCCTAGTACTATTGTAGGCGCAGGAAGACGACCATTGTTTCAAACTAATACATCTCCACAAGGCAGATATACAGTTAGTGGATGGTCACAACCTTTGTTGATGTTAATTAATAGAGTTACTGTAAAAGATGGTGATGCAGTAACAACGTCTTATCAATTTAAGACTCAAGGCTTTCTTACACCAGCAGGACAAAAACTTAACTTCAAATTTGAAGGTGAGCGTTCTTGGCAACAATATAATTTATACTGTGTTACTGATCCTGAATTAAAAAACAATGATCAAGTAATCATAGATAACATACCATATCGTGTAACATATAAGTGGAGTTGGACGCTCTTCGGATATGTTAAATACAAATTAACTCAGGACTATACAAGTGCAACCGAAACCTGAGATAATTAACTTATTGGTAAAGCTCATACGTGAGCAATTACAATTAGATAACAACCATGTTGTTACCTATAATCAACGTATACCTATACCACCAGACGACAGTATATTTGTTGCAGTAGGTTTACTTGGTGATAAACCATATGGTCATAAAATTTCTTACGAAGAAGGTCTTGTTCCTGCATCTGAAGTGGGTGAGCCTGCAACTGTTGTTTTAAACGAAGTTCAGACTCAAAATGTTCAGCAGATATATTCTATACAGATTATGTCTAGAAACAATGATGCAAGAGCAAGAAGACAAGAAATATTATTTGCTTTAAATTCAACGCAAGCTGAACAACTACAGGAAAAATATGGATTTAAAATCGCAAATATACCAGTCACTTTTAACGATGCCTCTATTGTCGAAGGTGCATCTCGTTTAACTCGTTACGCTATCACATTTAACGTACTTACGGCCTTCAGCCGAATCATTCCAGTAAATTACTACGACAACTTTGCTGGTTCACCAGAACTTATAACTCAACCTTAACGTATATATATTATGTCAATTAGTATCTCAGACTTCGTTAGTTTTACAGTGGCACAGCCAGGATTGGCATTGCCAGCTTATAATGTCAATTCATTGGCATTAATCACGGCAGAAGGTCCAATTAATGGTAATCCATCACAGTATGCTACTGGTGCAACCGCAACTTGTACAGAAGCAGGTGGTGTAGTTACTGCTGTTACATTAGTAACAGGTGGTACAAATTATTTCACACCTCCTCAAGTATTTTTAGTTGGCGGTGGTGGTTCTGGTGCAGTTGTTACTGCTACTTTAACAGCAGGCGTAGTAACTGGACTAACTTTAG